CTACACCAATAAGATTCAAAATCAACAGAATTACAGCTAAAATTATATTTTCCATCTATTTTTTTACCGCCTTTAAATACTTAATATTTATCGCACTGCATATAGACAGATTTCTGCTTTCATTATCATCTATAACAGCCCTGTCACCTATGGGAATATCTTTAACATACCAGTTTTGAGCTTTTACCCACTCGGGCACTTTTTTGTTATTGTAATATACTGCATCGGGAGTTAATGAAACTAACATTCCTCGTTGGATCTCACAAGATGAGAATGTTTTAGCATCATCCTTTTCGCTTGAATTGAGTGATTTAGACACCTTCTTACGAAAATCATCCATTGTTTCACCAAACTTTTTCATCCAATGCTCCGGATCACCGTGATTACTTCCATAACCCTCAATATGAGCTTCTCTATGACTCTTTATATTGTCAACAGGTATTCCATACATTTTACAAAGCATTACGCAGTATTTCACCGCTAAGTCAAAAGCTTTTCTGTAATACGTTTTACCGGTTAAGTCATCTTCGCATATTTCAAACTGAATATACGCAGGGGAATAGTTGTAGCTTCCGTTAATTCCCCATCCGACACCCCAGGCGCAAATATCCAAAGGAAGTATTTCGGCTATCCTTACCTTGTTGTTTTTGTCGTAGCCTATAAAGGCATGAACACATACACTTCTTCCATCGGGCTTTGCCGTATTCCAATGATTATCATACTCATTCACACCAACCTCGGATGGGCAATCCACATATCTTTTTAAATATGGGTTATTAGCTCCCGTGGAATGAACAATTATACCCTGCGGTGTCATTTTCTTGCCTGTAATATAGCAAAGATTTTTAACTGCCATAGATTTGATAATATCCATTTATCATTCCTCCTTTTTTGTCTGTCTGTAAAGCTGATTGGCATAAACACTGGCTCCCGCTGTGAGTACACCTTGAGTTATTGCTGTAAAAAATGCATTTGCAATATCTTGTGCACATGAAATATCACAAGTAGCAATAACCCAGAACGAGGACAAGATAATGGATGATATACCTAAAATCAAGGGGATAAATTTATCCGGCATTTTACTCTTCTTCAAACCAATTCCAATCAAATATAAAACAGGGATCAGTATCAGCAATTCAACCCTTATATATTTTTCAAATTCCATATTTCAACCTCCTTGTCATGTAAATTGGTTAAATATCATTGTTACTACAGCTCCCGAAAGTGCGGCGATAATTGCAGTTATTATCTGCTGCAAACGCATTTTCGGCTGACTTTCGATAGCATCTATCTTTTTTTCGTGACGAGATAAATGCTCGTTTGTGTGTTTCAATTCTGTTGCAAGCGTAACCAACGTTTCATTCATCGTGCGTATCTCGTTTTGTACATCCTTCAACACAGAAACATCTTTCTCCAGATTTTTTATTCTCTGTTCATGACGTTCTAAAATCAACTGAGTATTCTCCATATTATACTGTCTCCTTTCATTTATTGGCTGCAGTAACAATATAAAAAATAAAGAGGACAGTTCATGTCCTCTTTGAAAAAATAGAATTAAAATTAAATAATCACATAATTATGCTTATATGCTTTTCTTTGATAAAGTTATACCTTCTCTTTAATCTTATATACATTTTTATTATGCGGATAACAAGAATTGTCCAAGCAACCGTGACTATTACAGACAGCATTCTATGGCTGTTTTGTAATGCCAAAAAATCAACTATCCCCCCAACCAATGTGAACAACGCTAATATCACAGATAATATAATAATCTTTTGATTATACTTTTTATCTAATTGTTTTTTGGGAATTAGTATGTTTTTTTGACATTTGGTCTCGCAATGTTCATGACTTATTTTAAATCCGTAATGCTGAACTGCTTCGATTTGCAAATAATTAACTTCAAAAGTAGCTGTGTCCTCTTGGGTAGACACTTCAAATTCATCCTCATATTCATAAGGACAATTTAATACTTCAATTTCCGAAACAAAAATACTGTGAAGCACTTCACCAAATGAGCGAAAAATATTTTTAATCTTATCTGATGTATCATAAACAGGCTTCCATCTGAGCTTGATTCTATTCATTTGTGAATCAAATTGAATATGCCTTTCAAAGCGTTTATTATTACTATCTAAGCACGTCAAATACTCTCCGTTTACATATACATCTGCACATAAATTATTTAATAAACTTTTTTCAATATCAATACTTAGTTTTAATTTTGACAATAAAAAAATCACCCCTTTTAAATTTCAGCAAAATGTCAAATTAACTTGCTCGGCTGTTGCTGAGATAAACGAAAAAAGTCCCGTTTTGCTGCGCATTTCTCTAAATCAACTTTTAATAGGTAATTTGTCAAGTATATAGCGAGGTGATACTATAACTTGTTGTTGAAAATCCATTTTGCTTGATAATTATACTCTTTTTCGTTAACTTTGTCAATGGTTTTGACAATATTGCCCTCGCCGTCGTATGCATAGGTGTATTCATAGGTAAGAGAGCCTGTGGAATTAAACCACTTCTCGGATATCATTCGACCAAGGCGGTCATAGCTTGCCGTCATATAGTCGCCGTTGGCATAGGTGATCTTCTTGAGTCTACCGTTGTTATCGCGGTAGGTGTACTTGATAAGCTTTTCACTCTTGCCGTCAATGCCGATAGAGTCAAGGTTGCGGTATGCATCATATTCGGTAACGGTAGTTACTCTGCCCGAATTTTCATAATCGAATACAAGTCTGTACACATTGTCGTAATCTGCTACAAGTATGTGATAGGACTTTTTTAATCGTCATTATTTTCCACATTTGTTTCATTGGCTATTGTATAGCCTATTATGTTTTTGTACTGTTTGTTGTTCATTTTTTCTTTTTCCTTTCTTTAGTTATTTGCAACTGCACAAATACAATAAAAAATAAAGAGGTCATCTTCTGTCCTCTTTAAAAAATAGTTGCAATATCTTGTTTGTTAGTATATAATAATATTCAAGAAGGTTGCATAGGAAGCAATGCAGTCATATGATATATTTACAACACTCTCAATAACCACCTCTTATTGCATTTGTTGTATTGTACATTTTAGAAAGGAAAAATGTTATGAAAAAACTGTTATATTTTTTACTTGTTTTAATTATCTGCACGTCCTTAATAGGATGTGAAGAATCACCCATTGACATATGGGACGGAACAACAGCGAAGGAATTTGAGGATGGTGACGGAACAAAAAACTCACCGTTTGTAATAAAGACCTCATCACAGTTTGCGTATATGGCAAAGTGCGTAAATGAGGGAAAATACAATGACAGTTATTTTGTTCTTGAAAAAGACCTTGATTTGAAGGGGATAAAATGGACACCCATAGGCAATAGGGACAATCCTTTTCGTGGAACCTTTGACGGAAAAGAGCACACCGTATCGGGACTGTTTGTAGATAAAGGGTATTATTATACCGAGACATTTCACCTTGACGAAAGAACAGAAACTCAAGAGCTTGCATTTGCGGGAATGTTCGGATATTGCTCCTCGGTAGATATACACAACTTGAATATAAAGGATGCAAAGGTAAACTCAAAAACAGCAGGAAAAGGAAATATTTTAAGTGCGGGTGTACTTATCGGAGAGATAAGAGAGGAAAGAGATTCCAAGGAAATAAGTAATATTTCAAATGTAAAAGTCAGCGGCTCCGAAATTTTTATCGAATATGATGAATCGTCAGACGGAATGGCAGCCCTTGGTGGAATTGTAGGTAAAAGCCTTTTTGGCTCCATAAAAATGGAATGTGTACAATCCGAGATTGTTATAGATACCTCTAAGGCTGGTTGGATAAATAATAACTACGTAGGAGGAATTATGGGATGGGTTGGAGATACTGCTCTTGAATGCAAAAATATTGCCAATTATTCAACAATACTCTTTTCGGATAATGTAACCAATAATTATGCAGGAGCATTTGGTGAAATAAGATCTATTGACAAAGCACCTCTGCTTGAGAATATATTTTC